GTTGGGCTGTGCCTCGTCAATCACCTCTGCTGCCACGCGCATCTCTTGATGCCCCCAGTAGAGCAACAATTCTTTGACGTTGTGCGCGGCGCTAACTACCTCGCACTTCTCGACGTTCTGATAAATCGTATCTGCTAATTTTGTAGGGATACTGAACTTTACTGCTGTGTCTTCTACTATTTGCATAACTTACCTTTGTAGTGAAAAGCCCGTCTCGTGGGCCAGACGGTTGATGCTCAAGGTGGAGGCTGTGTCATGGATATAACACGCGTGGGCTTGCCATCAACTGACGCGGTTTGCGGGTATGTCATGATTCCGCAGAGTCGAATTCACGGGGTGATACTCTTCTCCCTCACACTCACGCCTTATGGGGACTATTTCATCGCTCCGCTCGACTTGCGACGGAACGAACGATTCTTACTTGGTGACTCTAGCCGAGTGCCGTCACCGTTGCTACCGCCTTTTGACAGTGCTTTAACGTGGGCAACATCCTTACCCTTTCGGCTAATACCTTTTTTATCGTAGCCACGACGCGCACGCTGCCGCTCCATGCGGTCATCATGTTCGCCACGCTCGACTTGCTTTTTATACTCGTGCTTATACGGACGAGGCTTGTTCACGTACGGCATGTATAATTACTCCCATCGCTCTTTCTAATTCTCGCGGGTATTTAACTTCTGCTTCTTCAACAGTGCCCAAACAAGTTACTTCTTCTTGAGGGCCATGTTTTAAATAAGAAGCACCATCGTTCTCACGATGCTTGTACAAATATCCATCTCTAACCAAATAAACTGTGTCTGCCATACTATCTCTCCCGGTAAAATTTGCATGAATCAATCGGACACCATCCGCATAAGCCGCTCGGTGTGGCAGGCCACATACTGTTCTCGTATGCCAACCGCAACCGCTCTAGGCTAGGCAGGAACTCTGCCCACAACTTACTTATGTCAGATCTCGCATATTCTTCAGTCACGAACGAGTTACGTGTTATGAAGAGCAATCCCGCCTTGATGTTCATGACGGACGGGAAGTGTGCGTAAGTCATCAGCGCCATCAACTTTAACTGTTTTGAATCAGCGTACTTATTGTTACCAGTCTTGTAGTCCACAATAAACGCCTTGTCTTCATCGACGATCAACAGGTCAACGATGCCACGAACCCATCGGTTCTCGTCATCAAAAGCGCATGGCTCACGGTCTAAATTCAGCGCCATCTCGTGTTCAGGGTACTTCTGACCCGGTATCTCAAGCAGTGCATCCAACGCCGGTTGATACTGCTGATAGTTCTTAACGAGGGGCGTACCGTCCCTGACGTAGTTTTCCAATGCCTCATGGACTTCCGTCCCGTAGGACATCTCTAGGGTGACTTTCTTCGTGTAGTCCTTGGCAATCTTCAGGTGATAGTACTGCTTTGGGCAGTTCAAGTATTCCTTGAGGCTACTGAATGACCACTTGATCACAGTCCTAAATCCTGTAGTTGTTTACGCAAACGCACGATCTCTTTCCAAGTCTTGTGGTTTACTTCCGACATTGTTTTGACGTAAATAGTCAACGCTTTGACTTCCTTGCGAAGTTCTTCCAAATCCGTAGGAGGATCAGGGACTTCCAAAGTCCAATCCTCATCAGCAGTCTCCGTATGATCTTCCATACTTCGCCTCACACGCCACAGGTAAACCCGTCGCCCACCTCGGAGGAGTAGACATTACTTGTACAATAAAGGCAAGTGCGTCTTCTAGTTCACGCTCCGGTACAACGATCACCGCTGCGTCATGCACAGTCAGGACAGGTCTGTACTTCTCTTTGATCATCAACATCTGCTCACCTACGATAATTCTCGCCAGTGCCTGCACGATGTTCTCCACGACAGCCCCGCCCCAGAGGTTGACTTCACCTTTGCGGGACTTGTAGACAACCTTGTTGTCATCTGTCACACGTAAGCCGGGGTATCGTATAAACAAACCGTTAGGGAGCTTCATCCCCTCTCGTTCTACTAATACACAGGAGTGATCATCAAGATAGTATGGTTTGCCTTCTTCGTCGTAGTGATCCTTCGGCCATCGCATGATGTCCTTTATCGCCTTGTCGGAAGCCTTCCACAACATAGGTATTTTGTCGTTAGTGGTGCGATACAGGTTGACGATGTTCTCGCACTCGGCTTCTTTCAGATCAGCACCGGGCGGCTGAGTCTTCAGCGTGTGTCGTAACTTGGCAGCGCCAGTCCCGTAACCCAACCCAAGGATGCAGGTCTTACCGACGAATCGCTCGACAGGGTCGGCCTTACTAATCGGTCGCTTGTAGATCTTCGATGCGAACTCGGAGTACACATCCCGCTTGTCACGGAACTGCTCGACTAACTCCTCCTGTCCTGCAAGCCACGCAAGGACTCGGGCTTCGATCTGTGAACTGTCACAGTTAATAACGACATGACCATCAGGAGCTAGTACGGACTTCTTCAATGACGCCTTCTGCTTGTCACGGCTCGGCAGGTTCTGGAAATTGACCGCGTCGGACCCGGCCCACCGACCTGTATGTGCGCCGTAATACTTAAGAGGGATAGGTAGCCGACCGCCGTTGCGGTTCCCAATGCCGATAAACCGCTCGATGCGTGACTCTTCGATGGTGGACTTAGTACCCAGACGAACCGCGCATAGTTGCTGCACGATAGGATCTTCATGCTCGGTCAGAGCAATGAACCCTTCATCGTTCTTGGCAAGAGCAAAGGTTTCCTTGCCCGTAGTCAGACTTGTCTTCATTGGCACAGATACGCCAAGATCCTTCAACACCGCTGCAAACTGCGGATTGCTTGCCAACTTTGCCCTGACTGCCTCCTCATCGCCAACGTCGAGAATACCTTTCAGACCCGACAGAAGTTCGTTCTTCTCGGTGCGGATGTCGTTCAACCTCTGGCGTAGCAAGTCCCTGTCAACGCGCAACACCGGCTGCGTGTACATACGCAGCGTCATGTCAATCAGGTCGAGTTCTGAGGAAGGGATTTGCTCAACCAGTTTATTAAAAAGAGCAAAGGTAAGGTCAACGTCATTAATACAATAACTAGCGTACCTATCAATATCCTCAATGCTAAATTCTTCGCGTCTCTTACCCAACGCATTAACCACCTCCGTTCCCTTCTCGCCTAATCTGTACCGCTCTGCCAAAGCCTTGAGGCTTCCACCGGCATCGACGCCGTGGATTGCTCGTGCCATGCAGAGAGTGTCGTAGTAATAGGCAGGGATGATGTCGAATATGAAAGATAGAATCGCCCCGTCAAACTGTGTGTTATGACAAAGCAACGCCGATTCGTTCCAATTAAACTTGTTTAGGTAAGCCTTGATCTGCGAGTGCGTCCCGCTGAACCACTCGGTCTTACCATCCATAACCTTTACGCCCACGCCGATGACTTCAAACCGCTCGTCACGGATGTATTCCTCCGTGGTCATACGAGTCAGGCTGTAGTCTTTCGCGTAGTACGTTTCAAAATCAAGCGTAATAAAACTCACGGGTCTACGCTCCACGTATCAGTCTGCCGTTCTAGTCTCGGCCATTCGGATGTCGTGATAAAAGACTTGTCCTGCACAAGGATGTGGTTAGTAGGTTGTGCCGTGAACCTGCCGTTATCCAACTTAATGAAGTAGAACTCCTTCGACTGCTCCGGTTCCAGACTAAACCCGTCAAGCATAGGTATGGCGGTAAACATATACCGGCCAGTCAATTCTGTTTTAGACCGCAAGCGAACGCGCAAAGATACGCCTTCAAGAAACGGGTACTCCACCACGCTGAAGTGATGGCCGTAGCAATCCCATGTCTGGCCGTCGCTAGGCTTCCAATCTAGTGATGTAGTTGTGATCTTGTGCGTCAGTTGATGCAGGGGCACGTTGCGGTATACCGCTCCGCATTCAAGCATTACATGACAGCCCCATGTGCGACCGGGATGACTAACTAAACCAAACCACGACACGCGCAGCCAATCTTCGTTACCAAAGGCGTGTGGCTGAACGTAGCAATATGTATGTCGGGGCAACGGCCCCGCGCCTGAGTAAATCATATTTTATATCTCCACCCCTTACCTGTCTCCACAAACCCTGCTAACCGCAGCGCCTCTATTGATCGGCACTGCCCAAACTTGTACTTGTGTGCCCTGAAAGATTCTGGTGTAGCAAACTTACGCTTGCACTCCGTACACCTTCTTTCTTTTACGACGACTGTCATTCTTCAATCTCTCCACTTCCCGACGTAGATAAATAATTTCATCTCGACACGCCCACAACACGCTGCCCACGGTAAGAAACTTCATCTCCGTTGTCGTCGAGGCATCGTTGATATCGTTGGGGAGTGCTTGGATCAAATCAAGGATATCATCTTCGATTTCCACGCAGTGCCTCCAATTCAGTCTTCAAAGTATTGATCTCTAATGAAATCACTGTAACCTCGTTGAACAACCCCGCCCTGCGAATATTTTCTAATGACCGTTCTAACAATTTTTGTTGGGACTGGCCGTATCCCCACGGAGCGGCGTTCATCTCGTCCTTCCACGCGCCGGGGGGCGACATATCGTCTACCGTCACGCCGTTCGACTGTCCCACCTTCGGCTTTGATTCGTTCGTCATATTGTCTGATCCCACGGTGTACTGCTGTTGCCATGTGATGCTGTGGCATATTCCATAGCACCATTAAATCCTTGTAGGTCATACGCTCGTCAAGTTCTTTGGCTCGGCGCTTACGCTCCAACAAAAACAAGTATTGTTCATACGACAGAGCCAAGTTAAACCTCGACAGTCTTGTGTAGACCTTACCTTCTTTCCTCTTGTCTCGTCTCATCTCGCACCAACACTAATAGTTTGCTCATCACTTGGCTTTGCGTCTTCGGCTTACCTTGCCGATGATTCTCGTCAAATTCATTCGCCATCGCTGTGATTATGTCCCAATCAATGTGAGACAGTTTTAAATCATCTCCAATCTGTGCCCAAACTTTCTCCTGCGGTGGCATCTGCACCACGTGTTCAGGCTTGATGTCCAAGTAAGACACATCGTCATCATCGTTTGAAGTCATCTCTGATCTCCTGAATAAGTTCTTGAATCTGGTTAGTCCACGGGGCTGTCATGCCCTCGCGGGGGAATAGTTTGACTGATGGATAGAAGAGGCTACTGCGGCCTCGCTTATGATTCCAATACCATAACTTGTTTGCGTCAAGTACATACGTTGGTTTACCCAACGCTCCTGCGATATGCACATTGGCATTCGACACAGACACCACCGCATCGCACAGCGACATCGTTGCAGCGACACCTTCTAGGTCAAAGAAGTTACTGACGGTGGTCTGCCACACTTGCTTGCCGGTCTTCTCTTCAAACGGTTCAATGTCATACTCAGGCTTGCCATATTGAAGGTTGATAACCTTGACGTTCGGGATATCCCACAGGCCGATCAACTCTTCCAATGCCACGCTCTTGTGCTTGTCGATACGAGGCGCGGTGCTTGCCCACGACAGGCCAATAACAAACTCTTCTCCGGTCAGACCCAACTCTTGCTTGACCTGTTCGACACGCTCGGGGTTTGCGTAGATGTATCTTGTAGCACCCAGAATCTCTATGTCTTCTGATCGTTTAATGAAGTGTCTACCAATACTGCCAATTGCAATCTGCGAATCGTAATCGGAGTTCTTCACCTTGGAGTCATGCGGAATAAAAGTAATGTGTGGGTTCGCTCTTTGAAGCATTCCAATCAGGCGAACGTCGATCATGACTGTGACTTTCTTTGTACAGTTTTTAACTAAACTCAACAGGCTTGAGTAGATCAACTGATCGCCAATGCCTTGCTCACACCACACAAGCACAGACTGATAAGCACGATGCGGTCGCCACTCGGGGAGTCTGGTCTTTAGTTTGGGCGAGTTAAAAACGCTGCTGTCCCATCGTTGGTCGTACAACTCCCAACCGCGCTCAAAGTTGCCGGTCTGCAACTCAATCAGACCCATCGTCCACTTGGCGTCTGCGCTGTTCGGGTCAAGTTGTAAGGCTCGGCTAAAATCTTCTTTAGCCTTGTCCCAACGCTTCATCTCCCAATGCACTCGACCCCGCTGCACAAAGGATGCTACGACAAGCGGATGCAGTTCGATGATTGTGTTCAGGTTCGGTATAGCGTCATCAAACTTGTCGCCCTCGATGTTAGCGAGTGCGTCCTTGAACATGTCTTGTAATGATCTCACCAGTAATTCCTCTCGTTATGCTTCTGTTCTGTATTCACATATTCTCTTCAAAGAACTCAAGTACATACGGCTTTCGTAGTTTCCTGAGCGCCTTGTTTTCTATTTGTCTTATTCGCTCACGAGAAACATTGTATTTCGCACCTATCTCATCCAGTGATTTGCGTGTGCCTTCAAAACCGTACCTACACTTTATAATGTCTATCTCTTTCGGAGTAAGTAGATGTTCCAAAGCAGCATTCAATACTTTCTCAGTCTGTTCTGAAGCGATCTGGTTGATCGCATCGTTATCTCGCATATCTTCAAGCCGCTCGTTCCAATCATGTTCAGCGGCAATCGTGGCTAACTCTGACTCTGTTACGTCTCGGTGTCCTTCGTTGGTCTTCAGCGTGACAGTTTTCTGTCGTTCACTAAACAAATCATCAGGGAGAACATTCAAAGCGTCTGCTAGTTTTAGTGCTGTGCTACTCCACTTCCCGTCGTTACTCAGTGGCGACATCTTCATGTTGACTAGTTTGTAAACTACGTCCATCCGCAGTTTATGTTCTTGGCACATAGCCAATATAGATGTATATCCTGCCGCTTCCATCGCCCGTCTGATTCGCGCATTCGATACACTAATTTTTACGCGATAGTCGCTCACCAGTAATCCCTCCCGCCACGCTTGGCTCCCCATGCAGGGGGCGGCACGTGCGCCCATTCTTTTCTACGATACTCATCTGCCCGTTTGAAGAAACCAAGTAACCACTTGATCACGCCCGTTTCCTCCGCGCAATCTCGCGCTTCAGGTAATACTCTGCCTTCTCAAGATCCTGCACCGGATCGACGCCTTCTTTCTTCCCTGCACGCACAACGTACTTCACGACGTTGAATAGGTAGGCGTTCTCGGTCAGACCCTTGGCTTCAGCAAAGTCAATGAAATCGACGCCACCTGCTGTGTAATGTGGTGGGTTGTTGACGGGATCAGTAAATGCAGAAGCAAGCCGGTACTTGGGTCTTCCAAGATGTTTATTAACTTCCTTCCAACGCTCTGCGGCTGCTGTAAGAGACTTGTTTTCTACCGCATCAAGTTCGTTTCTTAACTGCTGTACTGCATTAATAATCTTAGGCGATTTCTTTTTACCGCCTTTCTTAACTTCGTTACGGACAAAATAAACATAGTTGATCTTCGCCTTAGTCTTCTTGGCAATTTCTTTGGGCGTAAGACCTTGCTCGGTCAAACTGACGATTTGCTTATATATAGACATGATTCAATCTCCTTGCGTAGGTTGCCTACGTTTGTTTCATCAATTACTAATGCGATGCCACCTGCTTTGCGGATGTCATCGAGATGTTTCAACTGAAGCGCAGTTGGCTTATTACCAT